CTGGCGCGCTCATCAAGCCGAAGGCTGCCGTCACCTTCGTTCTCGACGCCGCCAATGTGGTCACCCCGCAGGCTCCGACGTTCGTGAACTCGACTGGTGTCCTGACGATTCCGTCTCAGACGGGTGTCGTCTACAAGGATGAGGCCACTGGTGCCACGCTGACCGCTGGTGCTCAGGACCCGATCGATGTGGGAGACACCATCGAGGTCAAGGCCGTGCCGGCCGCCAACTACGGCTTCACGCACGACGCCGACACCGAGTTCGTCTTCACGCGCACCGCGTAGTAGGTAACACTAATGGCAAAGTACTACGGTCAAATTGGTTACAATGAAGGCCAAGTAGAAACTGCGCCAGGTGTGTGGGAGGACGTCGTCGTTGAGCATAATGCCATTGGCGACGTCCTCCGCAACAATCGACGTTTGAATCCTGGAGATTACGCAAATAACGAAATCTCTGTTGGTAATACAATCAGCGTTGTTGCGGATGCCTACGCTCAAGAGCACTACTTTGCCATCCGTTATATTCGTTGGGCGGGGGCTCTATGGACGGTTTCTACTGTCGACGTAGAGCCACCTCGACTTAATCTAACGCTGGGGGGTGTGTATAATGGGCCGACGGCTGGCACTCCAGAGCCTCCTGGAAACGTTGCTGGGGAATAATGGTACGGTTTATTACCAACCAAAACCGAAATTGGAATTGAAATACCCCTGCATCATTTATGGGCAAGATCAGGCTAAAAATAATTTTGCTGATAACATTCCATACGCGCACACCAAACGCTGGCAGATAACAGTTATTCATACTGATCCTGACAGCAATATTCCTGATAAGGTTGCGGCTTTGCCAATGAGCACTTTCCAAAGAGCTTTTGCCACAGACAATCTTTATCATGACATCTACTCAGTATACTTCTAGAAAGGAAGTACCATGACCCAACTCACTTGGGATGGGACAGGAAATAAGGAGTTCGAACTCGGTGTAGACCGAGGCGTTCTCTACCTCCCCGATGAGGAAGGCGCCTACAGCACCGGAATTGCTTGGAGCGGTCTTACGACCGTTACCGAGTCTCCTTCTGGAGCTGACGTCACCAAGAAGTACGCAGACAACATCGTCTATGCCTCGCTGGTCGCGGCAGAGGAGTTTGCGGGAACGATCGAGGCCTTCACGTACCCCGACGAGTTTGCACAGTGCGATGGCACGGCAACTCCGACGGCTGGTGTTGGTATCGGTCAGCAGTCTCGCAGGTCCTTCGGCTTTGCTTACCGCACCAAGGTGGGCAATGACCTCGAGGGTCAGGATGCAGGCTACAAGCTTCATCTCGTGTATGGTGCACTTGTTGCTCCGTCCGAGAAGGCTTATGCAACGGTCAATGACTCCCCGGACATGATCAACTTCTCTTGGAAGTTCACCACGTCCCCTGTGGCGGTCACCGGTTTCAAGCCTACTGCTCTTCTCACCATCGACTCCACCAAGGTCGATGCTACGGCACTTGCTGCGCTCGAGCAGGAGCTTTACGGAAGCCAGGGCGCCGATCCTCGTTTGCCTTCTCCTGATGAAGTTCTTGCTTACTTCACGGGAACCGTAACTACGGCAATTCCGGTTGCTCCTACGATGGACGACGAGACGAAGGTCATCACGATCCCGTCCGTCACTGGTGTCGTCTACAAGGTCAACGGCGAAGTTCAGACAGCTGGTGCTCTTCCGGCGATCACCACCGACACGGTGGTCACGGCAACCCCGGCCGAGGGATACATCTTCCCGAAGGTCACGGACAGCGACTGGTTCTTCTCGGCAGAGTAAACCAAATCAAACAAAGAAGGCGAGAGAATGCTCACGATTGAAATTCCAGATAAGGAATACTTCGACGACGAAACCCAGAGATTCTTTACGGTCAAAGGCTCGACGTTGATGCTTGAGCATTCTCTCGCCTCTCTGTCAAAATGGGAGCAAAAGTGGGAGATTCCATTCCTCAATAAGGTGGAGAAGACCAATGAACAAACATTGGACTACATCCGCTGCATGGTTGTTTCCCCAGAAAACCCTCCGGAGCAAATTTTCAGTACTCTTTCTAAAGACATTACTGATAAAATTAGCGAATACATCAATGCCAAGATGACTGCTACTTGGTTTAACGATGCTAAAGCTAACCAAAGATCCTCTAGTGAGGTTGTTACGGCTGAGATCATCTATTATTGGATGGTCGCGCTAAACGTTCCGTTTGAAACTCAGTACTGGCATTTGAATCGTCTCCTTACGTTGATTCGCGTTATCAACATTAAGAACGATCCAAAGAAGAAGATGATGCCTAAGAGTGAAGCAGCAGCACAGCAAAGACTCCTAAATGAGCAACGTAAGGCTCGTTTCAATACGAAGGGATAACAGAACAGATGGCACGGCTAGTTTGGGGTGCGTCTGGTACCCGTAAGTATGAAGCAGGAGTTGACCGTGGCGTTCTCTACCCTTCGAATCTTTCGTATGGAGTCCCTTGGAACGGTCTAACCTCAGTTAAAGAGGCGCCGTCTGGAGGAGATCCTCAGCCATACTACCTTGACGGAATTAAATACCTTCAGGTAGCAAGCGCCGAGGAATTTAATTCCACCATAGAAGCTTTTACAGCGCCTCCTGAGTTTGACGTCTGCGATGGCACTGCGAACATCTATGCCGGGGTTTTCATTACGCAGCAGCCGCGTAAAGCATTCTCTTTCTCTTATCGCACGCTTATTGGTAACGATTTGCAGTCGGATGCTTTTGGCTATAAACTGCACATTATTTATAATTGCCTAGCCAAGCCGACAAGCAGAGATAACCAAACTCTCAATGACAGCGTTGATGCTATGACTCTAAGCTGGGATGTAACCACCGTTCCACCTCCCATAACAGGGTTTAAGCCTTCTGCGCATATTGTTATCGATTCGACAAAAGCAGATCCAAGCCATCTTGAAGCAGTTGAGAATGTTCTTTATGGCTCAGAAAGTAGTGAATCTAGACTGCTCACGGTTCAAGAGATCATGACTATATTTGGGAGCTAAAGTGAAGCTTACGTGGGGAGACACTAGACTTTATGAGAACGGTGTTGACCGCGGAGTCTTTTATCCAAAAGGTGGAGTTGGAGTTCCATGGATTGGATTGACATCGGTTAAGGAAAGTGTAGAAGGTGATGGTTCTACTGTCATTTACGTAGATGGTAGAAAACAAATAAATCAACTTCAACTTGGTGCCTTCTCCGCAACTATAGAAGCCTTTACCTATCCCGATGAGTTTGAATTATACGACGGATATTCTGAGTTTTATGCTAACCAGAATCGTCCTTTGTTCGACTTCTCCTATCGTACGTGGCTTCCTGGCGGAGCATACAAGTTGCATCTCGTTTACAATTGTCTAGTCAAGCCAACGACTAGACAAAGTGATTCGTTAACCGATGGCTCGGATATTTTAAATTTCAGTTGGGATCTGTCAACTACACCGATTCCTTTTCCATATGACCGTCCTACTGCGCATCTGTATGTCAATAGCACGCAAATCGTTCCAAGCGCTTTGTTAGCTCTAGAGAGCGTGCTATATGGCAGTGACTCGTCAGAACCTCACATGCCACGCATCCCTGAGATTATGTCTCTCTTTGATGCCAACGCTATATTTCAAGTTGTTGACAATGGCGATGGAACGTGCACAGTTAGTGGTCCTGACGGATGGGTTGACCAAGATGCAGTAGACCCTACGAAATGGACTCTAAGTTCGCCATCTGTTATCCAAATGGCAGATCCGGATTTATATTTGGTTCGTTCTTACTAGAAAGGAAGTGACATGGGAACCGTCACCCTCTTCGACGCAAGTCGCATGAAAGCTATTGAGGATGGCACAGTCACTTCTGGGCTGGTCAACGGACAAGGTCATTTGATCCTTTCGCATCATGACGGTTCTACAGTTGATGCTGGAAAAGTAACGGCAGAGAATCTTGCAGATGCTTCGGACTCCGTTCCCGGTATTGTCCGTCTTGCAACCGACACCGAGACTCTAAGTGGAACAAATGATGACACAGCCGTAACTCCTCAGGATCTCTCTGCATGGGCCGCGGCTAATCGCGCATCAACCGCAGAAGCCGAGGCTGGTGCTAATGCAATTAAAATGATCACTCCAAAAACTCTGTTTGATGTTCGTGCTAGCAACACGGAGACATATTCAGGTGTAGTTGATCCAACTTGGGGTGGAAGCGGACCAACTTGTCCGGTCGTACTGGATGCTAGTCAGACCGACTCAGGGACAAAGAACACCACGTACGATTTCTTGGATTCCAAGATTCAACCGGGTGTAAAAGTTGTCGTTAGTAGAATCGGTGATAGTGCGTCTGGAAAGTATTTCATAGATAAAGCCTTTCCAGCATTCTCCCCCTTTCCAAAACAAATTCCAATGGTGCTACAGGGAACTTGGGGTCTGTATAGCAATTTTAATGATACTAGTGAGGCTTACGGAACTCCAAAGTATCAGGTTGATAACAAGACTGGCGTTGACGCGGGTTATATTTATGCCAGCATGAGCCGCTATGGAATCGTTAGAGTTGAAGGTCTTATCCAAAACTCGGTGGCCAATCCAGGGCTGCAGAGTGTTATAGCATATCTTCCTAATGGTATGTGGCCGGCAACAGAACGACAGTTTGTCGTTATCAATGGAAGTAGCACAGCTGCTGTCTTGGTGCGAACTGACGGCGCTATATTGTTCATGGGTACGACCGGCGCTAATGTTTACTACTCTTTGAGTTCTATACGCTTTAGAGCAAAAAGTGCGGTTGATCTCGGCCTCGCTACGTTTGTGGATATTTCGTCGCAGCTCAAGCCTGGAATGGCCGCTTATACCGGTACGTATTATACCGGTGGCCCTACATTGCATACGCCTGGTTATACTATAGATCCAGATAATATTGTTATATTAGAAGGCGCTGTCGTTGCAACCTCGGCCTATACAAATGGAAATAACTTTGCAACTCTTTCCAGCATGCCGTTTGTCTATCCAAATCCATGTCACCAAATTGGTTACGCTCCTGGCGTGACTGTTGGTGCGCTGAGATACGATAACGTAAAAGGTCTTAACTTCACATTCGATCTTGCTGTCGGTAAATTCGCCATTCTTGATCAAATGTCATTGGTCGACCCTAACTCACCAACTGTAAAAACTGTTACTGCAAACGGAACAAACAACTGGTTTGGCTATGGGGGTGGCTGGCGGGCTCCAAGCTATGCCGTTACTCCAGACGGTCAAGTGTATCTGTTTGGTCTTTGGAACAACGGAGCTATTAACTCGGCCATGATGCAAGTCGGAAGACGAATGCGACCGCGTTACCAAACCATGTTGAGTGCCATATGCTTTAGCGGCGTTGGTCGAGTTGACGTAAAAGCAACTGACGGCACCATTACGCCAACTACTGGTAGCAACGCTTGGTACTCATTGGATGGCGTTGACTATTCAATTTACCTAGTACCTCCGATCTATTTGTAGAAAGCTATGACATGGATGAGGAAGAGCAGCATTACAGGTCCACAGAACAGTACACAATAAACAATGTTACCGATCCGATGAGTGGTCAACCACTAGTTCAAGTTCTAGATTCTACTGGAATGATTCGAGCAATTCTCAATCCTACGGACTTTGCTAAACAGTTTGAATTAATTCCAGTCTAAATCAAAATGGGAGGTGTTTGTGGGAATAATCAGCGTCACGTCGAGTGGCAACACTAATAATCTCGAAAAGTTTCTTAAAGAGATGAAGGCTAATACGCTGTTTAACGCACTCGAGGTTTTCGCCCAGCAAGGGGTGGACGCACTCGAGACCGCAACACCTAAGCGAAGTGGTGTAGCCGCAGGAAGTTGGTTTTATGAAATTACTACCAATGGCAACGGCTGCACCATTTCGTGGCTAAATTCAGATAAAGACGATCAGGGAACACCGATCGTAATAATGCTTCAGTATGGGCATGGCACCGGAACGGGTGGCTACGTGCAAGGTCGGGATTTCATCAATCCGGCAACCAAAGATGTGTTCGACACCATTGAAGATGCTGTATGGAAGGCGGTGCAATCAGCATGAGTAGTATCGATGATCGCGTCGTAAACATGCAGTTCAACAACGCTCAATTTCAAAAGGGCGTTGAGCAGACTAATCAAAGTCTTGCGGATCTTAAGTCGAATCTTAAGCTCGATGGAGCTACCGACGGCATCGATCAAGTGCAAGGAGCCGCAAACCGCTTCTCACTTTCCAACATGGAGAGCGCACTTACCAACATTTCGAGCCATTTCTCCATCTTTGGAGCGGCGGCTTTCACTGTCGTTCAGAGCCTTACTAACTCCGCGATTGATGCTGGAAAGCAGATTGCTGGAAGTCTTATTGATCCGCTGGTTCAAGGCGGCGCAAAGAGGGCTTTGGCGCTGCAGCAGGCACAATTCCAGTTTAGAGGTCTTGGTCTGGATATTCAGGCCACTATGGACGCTGCTCTTGCTGCGGTTAAGGGTACAGCCTTCGGTCTCGACGACGCAGCTACTGCGGCAGCTCAGTTTGGCGCCTCCGGGATCACTGCGGGTAACGGTCTTGAGACGGTTCTGAGATCGGTTGCTGGTGTCGCTGCTCAAACTGGAAGCTCGTATGCTAACGTCGCAAACATCTTTGAGACGATCGCTGGCAACGGTAGAATCATGGGCGAACAGCTCAATCAGCTGTCTTCCTATGGTGTTAACGCTGCTGCCGTCTTGGCTAAATCGCTTGGTACGACTGAATCAAACGTTCGCGACCTCGTAACTCAGGGTAAGATTAGCTTCACGCAGTTCTCCGATGCGATGAATGCAGCTTTTGGTGCTAACGCAGCGAAGGCGAATGAGACATATTCTGGCGCGCTTGACAACATGCACGCGGCATTGGCTCGAATCGGCGCAGATGTTGCATCACCATATTTCTTGGGTATGCGAGACATCTTCAATGAGCTTGGTCCAGTGTTCGATACCATTCATACGGCAATCCAGCCTTTGTTGAATGATTTCGCGTCGTTCCAGACTGATTCCTCTGCGAACGTCGTAAAGGGAATTCAGAACCTTATGGGATCCGGATTGCTTGGAGCGATTGAGAACATCGTAACAGCAGTAAAGGTCCTAGGGCTGGCGTTCCAGAATGCGTTCAAACGTATCTTCCCTGATGATACAACAGCTCAGCTCTCAGCGATTGGTAGATTCCTAGATCAAATCACTGCGGCTCTCATTCCTGGTACCGTTGCGTTCTTGCAGCTGCAACGCGTGCTCGAGGGTGTATTCGCGATCTTCGATATTCTGGGCCGAGTTATTGGTGCGGCAATTAATGAGTTCGCTCAGCTGTTTGGCTTCACGTTTCAGGGATCAGGTAGCTTCCTGGAATTTGCCGCCAGCATTGGTGACTGGCTCGTTAAGGTCGATGACGCGGTCAAGAAAGGAACTGTCCTTCAGGATATTTTCCGGGTTCTTGGCAGCGTTTTGGCCATTCCGATTGGTCTCATCAAGGGTTTCGTAGCCATCATAGGCGCTCTAGTTACCGCGTTCACCAACATAAACACGGGTGGGTTCGACAACTTTGCCGATGACGTGTCGAAGAAGTTCGAAGGCCTTAACCAGCTTGCTCAGTTCTTCCAGGATTTCTGGAATGGAGTCGTTGTCGTAGCAAAGGCGGTTTGGGGCTTCCTAAAGCCGATATTTGCTGCTATTGGCGGAGCAATTGGACAAGCGGTTCAGAACATCAAGGATGCGTTTAGCAATCTTAGCTTTGATGATGGGCTTCAGGCGATCAATACAGGTCTGTTTGGAGCCTTCATTCTCATTGTTAAAGGCTTCTTCGGAAACCTTGGTGGGGTCCTGCAAGGTAACGGGTTGGCGATTGTCTCTTCCTTCAAGAAGATATTTGGTCAGCTTCAGCTTAACCTTAAGGCGCTTGAGGTAAACACCAACGCTAAGACCCTTACGCAAATTGCTATTGCTGTCGCACTTCTTGCGGCTTCTGCTGTGGCTCTGAGTTTGGTAGATGCAGCAAATCTTGCTAAGGCTATGGCGGCAATTGGTGGTCTTATGGCTAGCCTTATCGGCACCTTTGCCGCATTTGAGAAGATTGGTGGAACCAAGGGAGTTCTTCAAGCGTTGACTTTGGCCGTAGCCGTTGAGGCTATTGCTGGAGCAATTCTTGTTCTGGCAGCGGCTATTGCTATTCTTGGTGCAATTCCTTTGGCCAATCTTGCTCAGGGGGTTATAGCTCTGGCTGTAGTCCTTGGAATTCTCATTGGTGCCTTGGCGCTGCTAAACAAGATGGGACCCAAGGTTGCTATTTCAGCAGCTGCTATCGCTATTCTGGCACCGGCGCTTGCTGTCTTGGCTGGCGTTATCGCCATTCTAGGAGCGTTGCCGTTTGACAACCTGGTCCAAGGTATGGCTGGCTTTGCGGCTATGCTACTGGTGCTTATTGGTGCTTTGGCTTTGCTGAACCTTATGGGACCAAAAGTCCTGATCTCGGCAGCTGCTATTGCGATATTGGCGCCTGCTATTGCTACACTTGCTGGGGCTATAGCAATCCTTGGTGCGCTTCCTCTGGCCAATCTCGAGCAAGGAATGATCGCCTTTGCAGTAACGATGGGCGTCATGGTTGGTGCTTTGGCTTTGCTGAACCTTCTTGGACCTGAGGTCCTTCTGGGTGCAGTAGCTATTGGCATTGTTGCATTGTCTCTTGGGCTGTTGGTGGGCTCTGTGGCCCTTCTTGGCGCGTTGCCAATGGATAATCTCATTCAAGGCTTGGTGGCCCTTGCGGCTGTCATGGCTATTATGGTTGGGGCTATTCTGCTCCTTGGCCTTGCTGCACCGGAAGCACTTCTTGGCGCCGCAGCTCTCGTGGCAGTTGCGCTAGCATTTGGAGTCTTGGCTCCTGCGGTGGCGCTTCTCGGAACGATGAGTTGGGACGACATCGGTCGTGCTATGGCTGTGCTTGGTGCCTCGATTGCAATCCTCGCAGTTGGTGGTGTACTCCTAATTCCCGCGTCGGTTGGCTTCTTGCTGCTCGGTGCAGCTATTCTTCTGATCGGTGAAGGAGTATTCCTCGCAGCTACGGGCGTTGCTTTGCTGGCTGCAGCTATTGCAGCTTTGATGGTCGTTGGCGCTGGTGGTCTTCTCCTTCTGGGTGGGGCTATTGACGTCTTCATCAGCAAGCTGCCGGCTCTTGGCTTCGCCTTTGGCGCTGCTATTGTCGACATGATTGTGGCCATCGGAGCAAGTGCAGGACAGCTCATCGCGGCATTTGTGCAACTTATCTTGGCAATGTTGGCGGCGATCGATCAAACGGTTCCCGCGCTTGTCAATACGGCTGTGCTGATTATCATAACTCTGGTCAATGCCTTGGTTGTGCTGATTCCATTCCTTGTGAATGCTGGTTTGCAGATGCTTACTGGTATTCTGACAGGTATTGCCAATAACATTGGTGGAATCGTCGAACAGGGTAGTAACATCATTATCAACTTCCTTAACGCAATTGCTGCTAAGTTGCCGGATATTATCAATGCGGCCGGAAATGTTGCTCTTAGCTTCATTAACGGACTCGGGGATTATGTTCGAAACAATAGTGGCAAATTTGTTACTGCGGGAAGTCAGCTCTTCAGAGCAGTAGTTGACGGTATATCTGCAGCCATCGCACAAGGTGGTTCTGACATTCGTTATGCTGGCTCCAAGATCGGTAATGCTCTCCTGCAGGGCGCTAAGAATGCTCTCGGTATTAACTCGCCATCGAAGAAATTCCGCGACGACGTTATGCCATCCGTGTTCGAAGGTATCGAGAAGGGTAATGATAAGAACCTTAATCGTGCGGAGAACGCTGGTTCTGCTATTGGTGATAGTCTTGCCAATAACGCAATCAGTAGTGTTAAGAAAGCAATCTCTACTGTCTCTGACGTTATGAGTAATGCGAATCTTAATACGAGTCCTACGATTCGACCAGTTATGGATCTAACAGATATCAAGAATGGCGCTCAGCAAATTCCTGGCCTTATGCCTAAGCCCTCATTGGCGCTTGACACGTCTAATAACGTGGCTACGTCCGTGTCTCTTCAGGATCAGGCTAAGAATGCGCAGCTCGTGATTGATGCCTCAAAGCCGGCACCAGGTCCGGTGATTAACTACAGTCAGACTAATAATTCGCCGAAGGCACTTACTACGTCTGAAATCTACCGAAACACAAAGAACCAGCTATCTACATTGAAGGGGGAACTGGGCGTTGTTGACCAAAGTGGAAGCACGCAATAGTGCTGGCAGTGTCCTAACACTCCCTTTGCAGGATATTTCTGATGGTTATACGCTGAGAAACATTGATGGTCTTGACCCGGTTAAGGCCGTTATTGTCAGCTCGAGTTATGCCAACAGAGACGGAGCAGAATACGAATCGGCTCGTAGAGATCCGCGTAACATTGTCATGGATATTGGCTTTGAGCCCGATTGGGTTAACAGCACAGTCAAGGCTTTGCGCGATAATCTTTACAAATGGTTTATGACCAAGCGATATGTAGAGCTTCGATTCTATGAAGATGATGGTCTTGTGGTCAGTATCGTGGGGCGGGTGGAGTCTAACGATTCCCCCCGCTTCACGTCTGATCCGGATGCCAAGATATCAATCGTGTGCTTCTTGCCTGATTTCATTGGAATGACCAATGAGCTTATCAGTGGCAATTCTGTTTCTGATGGGACTGAGGCTGTTACGAACTACGTCGGTACTTCTGAGACTGGCTTCTTGTTCACGCTAAACCTCAATCGGGATATTTCTGGCTTCGCGCTATATCAACGTGGTGATGATGGTGTCCAATACGAGTTGGACTTTGCTGCTGACTTGCTTAACGGCGACGTGCTGAAGATAAGCACAGAAGTCGGAAACAAGTACGCAACTTTAACTCGTGCTGGCGTTGATACTCCAATTCTTTATGGTATATCGCCCTCAGCACCTTGGTTAACGCTTACTCCAGGAGTTAACAATTTGCGCCTTTTGATAAGTGGAAGCCCTATTCCTTACACGATCGCGTATACGGATAAGTATGGAGCGCTTTAATGGAACTGTACGTTCTGGACAGCCTTCTTCGACGGACGGCTGTCATAGACAGCTTTGAATCGTTGGTGTGGACTGAGCGTTTCAACGATCTTGGGGATATGACCCTTAATATTCACTCTACGCGTGCTAATAGAAATCTTCTTCCGGTTGGAACTCTGCTTGCAATGAACAGATCCAACCGCGTTATGAAGGTTGACACGTCAGAAGACAAGACGCAGCAAGATGGGTCTAAGCTTCTTGTCGTAACTGGATCTTCTTTGGAGATCCTTCTTGATGATCGCGCAGCAAGGGCCAACCTTACCGCCGGGACGACCGATGAGCCTAAATGGGTTATCACCGGTCTCCCGGCGGATACGGCAAGATTGGTGTTTAAAAACATCATGGTTGACGGAATCCTAGATTCTGCCGATGTGCTGCCGTTTTACGCTGATGGTAACCTTTACCCCGCAGATACGATTCCAGAGCCGGACACGTCTGTAGATATTTCTCTCGATCCGGGTTCAGTCCTAGATGCTGAGAAGGATATTTGTCAAACGTATGATCTTGGTTTTCGTCTTTGTCGTAATGCAGATCATAGCCAGCTATTCTTCAATGTATATTCTGGCAACGATCGAACCACAAGGCAGGATGTATTCCCCGCGGTTATATTTGCTCCTAACCTTGATAACTTGTTGGATTCTTCATATTTGATCTCCAATAAGCAATATAAGAACGTGGCGTACGTCATCTGCCCCGATGGAGCAGCTAAGGTTTATGACACGGGAATCGATCCAACGGTAACTGGTTTTCAGCGAAGAGTTCTTCTTGTGAACGCGACCGATGTCAAATTTCCAGATAGAACTACGGCTGGAGATTCTGGTAACCCCGCATACACCGTGACTGATGACCAAGCGGCCGCAGTTAAGGCTGCTCAAACATTGAGCACAACGACTCAGTTGCAAAGCGCATCGCTAACCAAGATCACTGGTATGAAGCGTTTGCTTGATCAGGACATTGTTAATATCAATGCCGTTCTTACATTGACTGGAACTACGCTCACTTCTGATCAAATCGCAGACATCAGCGCCGCTAGAGATACTTCTATAGCTTACAACCCGATCGAAGACGCAGCTTTGAACACGCTTCTTACGGCTCGTGGGATACAGGAGCTTCAGAAGAACAACAACATAACGGCATTCGATGGAGAGATTCCTCAGACTGGCTCCTACAAGTACAATTACGACTACTTTCTCGGTGACATCGTAGAGATTCACAATGATGACGGTATCGTAAACAACGTGCGAGTCACTGAGCAGATCTTCAGTCAAGATGCTTCGGGTGAGAAAAGCTATCCGACGCTCTCTAGCCGTCTCGTCATTACTCCTGGAGTATGGGCGGCGTGGGATGCGAACCAGCAATGGGCGGATGTGCCTGACGCCGAACACTGGGCAGATCTTCCAGATTAGAATCAAAATGGGAGTAAAATGTTTGTACACATGGCATTCCTAGACAAAGATGTTCGCGTCAAGAACCTTGTAGATCCAAGGGTTGCATACTCTTGGACTTGCGGCGATGGCAACCATGAGCACACCATCGAGTGTCTTTGGGTGTGGCATAAATGCGACGGTTCACTTCTTGATCCGGAAGCCGGTAAAGATTATCGTGGCTGGATGCCTTCCGGTGTGGGGCTGCATACTCTCATTTCAATCGAACCGCTCCATATCGAAGCATCTGTGTATTGGCCTGCCTGTTGCGGGCTTCACGGTTTCATTCGAAACGGCAAGTGGGAATCAGTTTAGAAAGGACACATCATGGCCGTTGGAGATGATGCAACTGCTGCTGGCTATCCTCTTGTGCCAGACACAGGTGACACAGGAAAGGTCAAGCTCGGGGCTCAGGAGATCAATCGAACTAGAGACTTTGTCGCGCAGACTAAAGCTCTTATTCCAGTTGGACATGCAGCATATCAAGCCGCCGGAGGTATTACTCAGGGAACCACAGCCCCAGACAACTCTGTGGGTAACGATGGTGACATCTATTTGATGATTCTGACTACGTAGGTGGCATATGGCAACTCTTAGAGTAAGCGTAAATGTCACTAGCCCTTCGACACAGTTCAATACCTACGCAGATCTCGTATCGCAAGACCAGGCAGGGAACTTCTCGACTGTTTATTATTGGGTTCAAGCTATCAATACGGGCGATACTTCGTCGTTCGAAGGTGACAGTGGAACTCAGTCGGCATCCGTCGCTGGCGCTGGTGGCGGTGGACATACTGGTACCTTGCCAAGCGGCACCGGTCATAATGTCCAGAGATGGTTCGACGGACCTTGGGGTGTAAATCTTGGCCATGATGCGGCTGGAAACAGAGGTGCGGACAGCGTAGCGCAAGGTTTATCTTGGCGAAACTGGTTGAATCGTACTGATTTCGGAAGCATCGGCCCATATCCTCGCATTCCAAAGCGTCCAAGTCCTCCGGGAACTCCCGTTGCGACTAACGTTATGCCAACCACAATGACCGTAAGCTGGTCAGCCTCAACCGACAACGCTGGCTCTGGCATTGATGGATATTTGTTGCGAATGTGGAAAGGTCAAAGCGCCACTGGTACTTACACCGATATTTCACAGCTGAATAACCTATCAAGGAATGTCACGGGACTGATACCAGGCACGTATTATACATTCGCTGTATACGCGCATAACGGATCGGCCGACAACGGTGGATATTCTAATGTGTCTGGGTTCCTTACAGTGAAAACCATTGCGCCCGTTAGGGTAAGGGTTGATGGTGTATGGTATTATGCAGTTCCATACGTTAGAAAAGCTGGAATTTGGCTCATGGCGCAACCCTATGTCCGAGACGGCGGAGTTTGGAAACCCACTGGCTAAAATACCCCAGTGGAATTTTTCAGGAAAACAAAGGTGAAAACTACATGAATACCGTAATCAAGAAGTACGGAGCTGGTGTTGCTAGCTTCATCATTCTGGTTCTGACGGCGATCTCTCCAATCACGGTCTGGAATCTCGTTTCCATTCTTCAACTGGTGTCTCTGATCGCCTCATCCATCTTGTCAGTGAGAGTTCTGGATCTCCTACCGGGTAAATGGCCTGGTGCATTCAAGACTGGGGTAGATCTTTTGGGAGCGGCTGTGGCTCTCATTCTGCCTTATGCGATCTCTGGACACATTACACAGTCGGAGATCATTCTGGTTATTGTGGGTGTCATCAAAGCAGCAGCAACTGAGTTCGGTGTTATCATTCGAACAGATAATGTAGTCCAGGCTACGGGAGTTGGAACATCCGCAAGTCCTGCCGTGATTACTTCGTTGGTGGCAGATCCAAAGGCTGTTGCGGCAGGTCCTCAGACTCGAGCGCCTGGTCCGGAAACTCCAGGTACAGTTTCGCGATAAAAACACGTGTTATAATGAACCCTCTTGAAAGGAGACCACGTGTTTAAGAAGAAGCCCAACTACAATGAGTATGTAGGCCTTAAGGACGAGATCGAGAAATTGCTTTCGGAACTTGAGGGCACGCACCCTGGTACCAAAGAGTACAACGATATCCTCGACACAATCATCAAGCTTGACGCGATCAATCACAACATTGTGAAGAAGTCAGAATTGAGCAAAGATGCAATCCTCGCAGGAATCGTTAGCATTCTTGGCATCGTGCTTGTCATCAATACCGAGACAGTCGGAGCGATCACGACCAAGGCATTCAGCCTCGTGAAGAAAGCCTGATTCTGAAACCCGTCAGACCAGACAATTGAATAAAAAGATAAGACAATTACTAGCTTAACAGCGAAATACTTGTCTTATCTTTTTCTGTATATTCGCGGGAAAAACACGCCCTATAATGAACCCTCTTGAAAGGAGAATCCATGTATCAGGATGCCACGATTGAAGCTCTCGCAGAGAAGCAGAACAAGATCGTCGCCAAAGCTGTAAAGCTTGAAAGTCAGATACTCGAAAACAGCGAAAGCGCAAATAGGTACGCGCTTCTCTCTGAATAC